AGAAATCATAAAGCAAACCTTAAATGAGTAAATAATTTGGAAATGCAAACAAATGAACAATCCATATCCCAAACCACGATGGGATCTTGAAAATGATGTACTTCGATTAGAACAAATGATTATCCTCTACGAACAAGAAATCGCAGAACTGACAACCGAAAGGGAACAACTAAAAGAAGAAGTAACTACTCTTCAACGTCAGTTAAAGTATTATAAAACCATAGTAGAGGAGGAAAAGCAATGAGTGGAGATCCATCACTAAAAGAACCAGTCATTTTTTATAGTGAACAGATGACTGATGCGAAGATAATGCTTTTAGAATTACATGGAATTAAGTTTAAGAATAAATATTACTATAATAGTGATAACGATAATGAAGACTTTTAAGGAATTTCTAGAAGAAAGTAGTCTGAGTAGAATTAAATCTAAATCAGATAAAGGTGGCATTGCTACAATGTCAGCATCTAGAGGAGATAAGTCTGCAAAAGAAAATAGTGCAAGAGCAAAGCAGTTAGATAAAGATATTAAGGGTAAGGGTTTACCTGGTGCTACAAAGGTAACTGGTTCATATGTAGAGAAGGGTGATGATGGTAAGGAGAAGAAGGTTAAAGAACGTAGTCACGTTGTCACTTCTGGTAAGAAGGGTAAGAGAGCTTTCAAGAAAGCAGTTAAGTCACTAGGTAAAAAGTATGGACAAGACTCCGTATTGACACAAACGAAAAAAACTGGTACATTATCGGCAACCAGAAAGGGTGGACTAGGTACGAAACCAAAGAATAAGAGACCTTTAGGATCAACTAAGAGAGTTGGTTTAGGTAAGTTTAAACCTCAAGGTAAAAACCCAGAGGGTCAATCACAAATCAAAGGAAAGACTTTTACTTATGGATAAAAAACTTTATGATGATTCCAATTGGAGAGAAGAGTCTCTTCCATACCACACTGGTAGACAAGCAGAGTTATTGGAAAATGGACCCAAGAGTCTTTCTCAATCATGGTTGATGGGAGCAATGTATAATCAATGGAAAAGAAGAAATGGTTATGATAAGTTTGACCCTCAAGAAAATGAAGGTCAATTACAATCATCTTTAGGGGAATTCTTTAAGAAACAAAATGAAGTTAAATAAACCTTTAATGCACTGTCGGTTATCAGACATGCAGTTCTTTTACTGGGATCCAAGAATAGATCCAAGAGAACCAGAATACAAACTGTCCACTGGGGGTCCACAAGACCCCTTTTTCATGTAATATAGGTATATCGAAAACGAACTACATTATGACATTCGCAGTTAAAATGACAAGAGACGAAATTATTGATGGTTTAAAAAGCACATATGGTACAGAGTTTTCTGCTGCAGATGTACGTGGATTTGCTGCTGCTAATGATCTTGCATATGCAACCGTCACCAAAAAACTAAAAGAGTTTAGAGTAAAACCTGGTAAGTGGAATCTAGAAGTTACAACGAAAGCAGTTGAGAATATAGAGAAGTCTTTCAGTGCTCCTTCTGTTCAACCTGCACTTACGCAAGAGTTAGTTCCTGCAACAGATTCTACTTTTGTTAAGTTTGGAGCATTTAATGATGTTAAAAATATCATCAAGTCTAAGCAGTTCTATCCTACATTCATCACTGGTCTATCAGGTAATGGTAAGACATTTGGTGTAGAGCAAGCTTGTGCTCAATTGAAGAGAGAACTTATTCGTGTAAACATTACTATTGAAACAGATGAAGACGATCTTATTGGTGGGTTTCGCCTTGTTGATGGGGCAACAGTTTGGCATAACGGACCTGTCATTGAAGCACTTGAACGAGGAGCAGTCTTGTTACTCGATGAGGTTGACTTGGCTAGTAACAAAATCTTATGCCTCCAACCCATACTTGAAGGCAAAGGCGTGTTCCTCAAAAAAATCGGTAGGTTTGTCGAACCTGCGGTAGGATTCAATGTAGTTGCTACTGCTAATACTAAGGGTAAAGGATCTGACGACGGTAGGTTCATTGGTACAAACGTACTTAATGAAGCATTCCTTGAGAGATTCCCTGTAACCTTTGAGCAAGATTATCCAGCACCTTCTGTAGAGAAGAAAATACTTGGTGGTGTTGCATCTAATCTTGGTGTTACTGATACAGACTTTATTGCACGTCTTGTGGATTGGGGTGACATTATCCGTAAAACATTCTATGATGGTGGTATCGATGAGATCATTTCAACTCGTAGACTAGTTCATATTGTTCGTGCCTTCAGCATCTTTGGTGATAAGATGAAGTCTATTCAAGTTTGTGTAAACAGATTTGATGATGAGACTAAAGAAGCATTCTTACAACTATATGATAAAGTTGATGCTGATGTAGATCTTGACAACCTAGAGGATAAGATGTATGATTAACGCATGGAGCTTACTTTATGACGAACTTTATGGAGATGATGAAATGAATACATCTGATTTTACGGTTGGGGTATCTACCGAATCTTTAGGGGACAATACTTTCTTTATTGATACTGGTGATATAGAGAATATTACCATAGATACATCCAACTATGATTTCGCTGGTTTAGGAACAGACACTACTTACATTGGTGGAACTGAGTTATATCCTACCGCAACTTTTGTTACAGATTCTTCAGTTTCTACAAACGAAGGATATGAAACTTTGAATATTACTATGCCTGATGATTATCCATCTGCATTTACCGCACTTTCTGATAATGATGATGCAATAGCACATCACGTTGGTGGGCAAGTTTCTTCTGGAATAAACAATCCTTGTACTAGAAAATATAAAGAAGATGAGTCAATCGAAGCTCTTAAGAATTATATTTCTACCACTTATGGTGGACACTATACTTCTGACACTAATGATGTCCAAACACTTGACCTTATAGAATCCGTTGGTGATGCAGAATCATTCTGTAGATCTAATGCTATTAAGTATCTAAGTCGTTATGATAAGAAGGGACAAGCAAAACGTGATATACTAAAAGCACTACACTATTCACTCCTACTTTATCACTTCAGTGGGCAACTCAATGAAACTCCGACCCGTGGCTATGAAACTTTCTGATCAGACTTTATCATTTTTAAAAAACTTTTCGACTATCAATCAGTCGATTCTTTTTAAGCAAGGAACTAAACTTCGCACTATTAGTGTTATGAAGAATATTCTTGCAGAGGTTACTATTGATGAAGAATTGCCACAAGATTTTGGTATCTATGATCTTAATCAATTTCTAAACGGTTTGTCTCTTCATTACAGTCCTGAATTGGATTTTGCTAATGAAGGTCATGTGGTAATTAGAGAAGGTAAAATGAGGTCTAAGTACTTCTTTGCTGATCCTCAAGTTATCATTACTCCTCCTGAGAAACCAATCACACTTCCTACTGAGGATGTGACCTTTGATTTAAGTACAGAACAACTGGATAAGTTGCTCAAAGCAGCAGCAATATATCAATTACCAGATCTTGCTGTAGTTGGTGGTGAAGGTGTTGTGAAGATTGTTGTTAGAGATAAGAAGAATGATACCTCAAATGATTTTTCTATCATTGTTGGTGAGACAGATAAAACTTTCTCTTTCAACTTTAAAGTAGAAAATATTAAGATCCTACCAGGAACTTATAACGTGGTTGTTTCATCAAAACTTCTATCAAGATTTACTTGTAAAGATCATGATCTTGTATACTACATAGCACTAGAACCAGATTCTACTTTTGAGTAATGACTGAGAAGCATAGTTATACTAATCCAGAAGATAAGTTTGATGCTGCTTACGTTGAGGCACAAGTCACTAAGGGTAAAAAGTATTATGATAAAGATGGGTGGGAAATTTCTCCACCCATTTCTGATAGGGAATGTATCTACCGTTGCTTAGAGAACTGTCAACACCTTGCAGGTCTTGATAGGTTACAAGTTAGTAGATTGATGGATGATTTTAAGACTAAGAAAACTCAATTTGTACGTAATGAGGAGTATCCTGTATTATGAGTAGAGAAATTCCTACTGAAGAATATATGCAAGATGGATGGGATTCTGGTCCTATCGGATGCCACCCCTATAAACGTGGGAGTAGGCATAATAAAATTGGTATGTGGATTATGTACATTTTCTATGGTATAATTACTGTACAAATTGTTCATCTTCTTACAGTACTTCCTTGGATTTTTCCTGCACTAATGGGTACTGGATTAGTATTAGCAGGATATGTTGTTTTGAGGGTAAACTGGGAATGAGACTAACACAAAAAGTAATTGATGAAATTCAATTAGCAATGACTCACACCAAAATGAATGGTGAAACCAACTGGAAAGATGGTGATGAGATTGAAGTTCAACTTGCTGGCACATTTGCAGCAGATAAGTTTATAGTTATTAAGAACAAAACTAAAAATCCTGTTGTGCCTACTCCACCACATCCTGATTTTGATTATGAGAAAAAGGAGTGGAAAGGTGGATCCAATTCATTAGGAAGATCAGCAGGACACAACCTATGATGAGATTTAAAGCACTAGTTTTTGTCAGACTTAGAGGGTCTGTATCTGATGCTGCTGGTAACGCAGTGATGAAAAATACACATTTAGTTGCACCTAATCTTAAACCTCATTTGTTGAGGATTGGTAAAGCAATAGACTTTTGGTTTGATGCAGAGAGTGAAGAGATAGCAAGAGAAGAGATGGATCTTTTATCTGATAGGATGCTTTCTAATACTGTCATCGAAGATTGGAGTTATGAGTTAGAAGAAACTGAAGAGACTGGTATAGGAAACATATCAAATGACAATGCAGGTACATCAAAACATGCATTGTTT